GTACAGCGTGTCAGACGTAAACAGCGTAGACAGGTATTCCTGCTTGTACTGAGTCTGAGAGCGTACAGCCAGTTGCTCTGCCATTACCAAGGCATCCTTGTGGAAGAACATACAACCACGAGTATCGGCGGTAGACGCAGTGTTCTGGGCGGCAACTTCCAGTACAGGAGCGTTGCTGGACACGTAGATGTCTACACCGTACAGGTTACCAATCAGACCTGACTCAACGCCACGACCACCAACAAAGTCAGAAGATACGTAACGATCAATGCCCATGATTGACTTACGAACAGCAGGAGGAATTACGAGAACTCGTCCGTCCATAGGTACGTCAGCATCGTCCATCAGCTTGATAGCCTCACGGAAGCCAAGGTCAGTGAAGTTGTCACCAGTAGTAACAGTGTCAACAGCGTAAGCATCAATACCAGTAGTGCTATTGAAGTAGTAGCTGTTGCTGTTTACCCAGTTAGCGCCAGTGTTGGCAGGAGAAGCGGTACGAGTACCGTCACCAAAACCTGTACCAGCGTTAATCAAGTCAGTGTCAACTTGGAGAGCCAGTTGGTAGCCAGCGTCTTCAGTGTAGAACTGTCGCAGAGAAGACAGAGCCTGTACTTCTACGATGTCCTCAATCAGACGAGAGTACTCAAAGTGACGGTCTACAGTGACAGTCAACTCTGACTCAAGGTTAGCCTGAATAGTGACTGCAACAGCTTCTGCCTTAGCAGATGCAGCGCCACGGATAGGCTTAGGAATGTGAATAACGTCACCCTTCTTGCCGGTCATAGACAGACGCTTGACAAGGGGAGCCATCTTCAGGTTCTTTTGATATGCTGCAATAATTTCATCCGACCAGATTTCGGGGATAAAAGTACCCGCAGCGGTTTTGTCTACTACAGCGTTAGCTGTAAAATATGCACCAGAGGTTTCACCAGCCATTTTAATTCTCCTTAAAGGTTAGGCTATTTGACCCTCTTCTCTGCATACGCTGCCATAATTTCAGGCTGTAGCGCCATGTAGCGATCAGGGTCTGTTTGCATAAGTTTTATTAAGTCAGCACGACGATAAATTTTCTTACGCGATCCTTCTGATGTTCCACGAGCGTTGCCTGTGCTTGCAGACTTTAGTGTACTCTGACGGGCTGCTTTCTCTGCGTTTGCAGTTTGTTGTACGGCTTGTGTTCTTTCTTTCCAGAGAGAAAACAATTCGTGTGCAGCATCGTAGTCGTATCTTTGGTCTGCTTGAACAAACAAATTTGTTCTAACCTTTGACCCTTTGATCCATTCAGCAAACTTAGGATCTTGTAGTATACTCTCCATATCAGGATGATTGGATTTCAACTGTGAAAGAGTAGCCTGTTGTCTAGCCTGTTGTGTGTAGGCTTCTGCTTCTCTGATCTTAGGGTGATTAGATATAGCTCGGTTAACAGCATTCTGTGGATCTACAAAGAAGTCTACGTCATCGTCTTCTTGTTGCTGTTGTTGAGGTGCTTGTTGTGTTGAGAGTTGTGTCTGAATATGTTCATCAACTAACTTTCGTAACTCACCTACTTCCGTACTCTGTTTACCTGAAAACTTTTCAAGTTCTTGGTGCATCTGTACAAGGTCTTCTACAGATTTACCTTGGTACTTTTCTGGAAGGTTAAACTCTGGTTTTTGAGGTTGTTCCTCTTCAGGAGTCTCAATAGAGTTTGTAGTTAGTTCTTCAGTTGTTTCCGTTGGTTCCTCTTCAGGACGCTCATCAAGTAATTGTGCTCGTGACATAATATAAACTTACCCCGCCTATTATTATTAAGGTTATGGAGGATTAAAATGGGAGATGCCCTAAGACTAGGATTCCCGACTAGATCGATTAGCTTGCTCGTGTTCACGCACCCACTTCATGTGCCTACCAGGAAAGTCCCCAGAAGCACCGTTGAGGATGTGTTGAGTAGCTGATACGATTTTTGTAGCGTTGGCTCCACATCCGCACCTACTGGATGTAGTATCTCCTTCTACAAATTCTTCAAAGGTATGTCCGTTTGTGCAGCGAAAATCAAATACTTTAATCATCGCTAGTAAACTCTTCGTAGTTGTTATTTGTAGCAGATTCAAAGTTAATTAGATAAGCTAGTACGTTTAGTTGTCCTTTACGTACGTACAAATCGTTACTATCTTTGGTTGCTTCTACGCTGTTTATTACGAGAGCATTGTGTTGTAGTTCTTCGATTAACTGCTTCCAACCGGGGTTGTTAAACAGGTCAAAGTAACATTCGTAGTACTTCTGTGTATCTTGATCCATAAGAGGTCTCTTAGATTGTCTCTCTATTTACTATATATTATACCATAAAAAAATTAAAATGTCAAGTCTTTTTTCTGGTGGTATTATTACCATTTCTTTTTAGTCTTCTTTTTCTTCTTAGGGGGTCTACCTACCGTACTTCCGTATGTTCCCGGTCCTTTTGGCATAACTATCTCCTTACCATTTCACCTTGTTTGCCCAATAAGCCGCAGAGCATTTGCCCTTGGCTATGTTCTTAGCGTGACGAGCCTTAAAGGACTTACGCCTTGCCTTTTCCTTAGCAGTCTTAGGATCTTTTCCAGCACCACTAACTCCTTGTTGTCCAAAACGTATAGTCTTAACACTTCCATCTGCACATTTAGCCACAACTACGTGTGACTTTGTGGCGTGATTAGGCGTTCTCTTTGGCTTGTTGTAGCCGCTTACCCCTGCTCGTGCTAGTCTTGGATCCTTTTTCTTGCTCATTAACTTTCGCCTCCAACTGGTCTAACTTGAGTTGGAGTTGCTCCAATTTGTCGAACTGGTCCTTGAACGCTTCGTTGATCTGTTTGAGAAAGTTGTTCATTTCGGTTTGTGTCATTATCATTGGTACGTTTACTCTTTAGTTGGTTTTCTTTTAAGAGCCTGTCAGCAACTTTAAGTCTGCGTTCAAACTCTTTGTCTTCTTGATCACCTTCTTTAAGATTACGAGTGATAGCTTCAATTTTTTCAATCTGCAACTCTTCAGGAGCAAGTTGAGTTTCCATAGCGTACTTAGCCGCTCTAGCCTGAGACTCAGCAGCTTGTGCAGACAACGCAGCAGTTTGACTTTGCTGGAACTCAAGTTGTGCTTGTTGAGCCATCTGCGCCATTTGCTGTGCTTGTGGGTTCGGCTGTGAAGCCTGTTGCATTGTTGCAATAAGTTCTTCACGGTTACTAAGGTTCATGTTATCAATAATGCTCTGGATCAGCACTGGGTAAAGTGGGCTATCTTGCTTCATGGTTTGCAAGAGTTGAACCAACTGTGTTACTTCGTATTCACGAGCAATGATACCCAAAGTACTCGTAGCGTTGAACTTGTAGTCAGCTACTGGGTAGTTTTCAGGGTCAAACTGCATATATCTGTGTGCAGCTTTGGTTACAAAAGGAAGTAAGAAAGACTGTTGGAAGTTTATGAGAGTACGCTTATGACGCTTAATAATAGCACCAAGAGACATACTAATACCAGCAGCGGTTGCTTCGCCATTGACTTGTCCCGCAATGCCTGCGGAATCCACGGCTCCAGTTGCTTGTTGCACCATTTGTTGAAGGCTAGCAGCTTGTGCAAAAGTAATTTGCCCCACTTGCCCAAAGTTGAAAGGTTGAAGTACTTCACGAGGATCTCCATTAGTTAAAATCATTTTACCGGGACGTACTTCAGGTTTAGAACCACGAGGTAGTCTAGTAGCATCAATAGCTAGCATTGGATGAATAGTTAGTGACAGCGCATCAATACGTGCACGTAGCTCTGTGTCTAGTGCCTTCTGACTGTTGTAACCTTTCTCGCACACGCCTCTACCCCAGAAACGCCCAGGAACTATGTCCCAAGGAAAAGCAACAACAGGACAATCCTGCATCATGTACGGGTTAGCTTCAGCTTTGAGAAGCGTACCGCCGTTAGCAATAACAACAATAGCTTCGACGTACATAGAGTCTTCTTCTACGTCTACGCCTTCAGCTTCTAGCAATTCTCGTGGAACTAAACCGTAGTACTTAGTAAGCCGTACTTTATCGTCGTTGTAAATCGTAAGGTCTTGGTCAGGCTCTAGGTCTGCATCAGGAGCAGCAGATTCAATGTAAGCGTCCCTGTAGATGTTTTGTTCTTGCAAAAGCTCTACGCTGTGTTTAGACACAAACTCGTCTACGGCAACACCCATCGCGTCTTCAATAGAAGTAGCTACAGGGTCAATAAGAAAGTTTTGTGGTAGCACTGGCTTAAGTTTAACTACAACTCTGTCGGTTACGTTTACGCCTACCGCTTGTAGTTGTCCGTCCATAATTGGTTCAGTTGCAGGAGCCATCTCTTTTACTTCTTCGATAACAACTTCACCAATGCCCGTGCCAAACACAGCAGCATTAATCAAACATTCTGCAACTGCTTTTCGAACTTTGCAAGACTCAAAGTCTTCTGTTAATTTGTTTCTAAGGTACGCAACGTCTTGGCTGTCTTGATCACCAAAGTTATCTTTAATGTCAAACCATTTACCTCTGCCAAACGTGGCTTCCTCTAACTCCGCTACGTTAGACTCTACAGCCTGCTGAAGCGCAGGAGAGATAATTCGAGAACGCTCTGATGCTCTTTCGGAGTCAGCAGGATCCCATTGACCTCGCCATAGCCTATAGTATTCTTCGAACCGTTGTTCGTAGTTTGATTCATAGTGATCTCTCCAGTTTTCACACTTGGTCATCACCCACTCTTCCAAAGACTCCTCAAT